TCCAAAAACATATCTTTGTATCTCTACACTCATATGTTGCCACTACAGCTACTAGCCAAGTTGTGTCACTACGCAACACCGTTCCTTGCACTATCTAATCTAAACCGTCGTTTAGCTTATATATACATAATAGCATCTATATATAAGATGTCAACCATAAAAGTACATTTTTTCTTTAAAACTTATACTTTAGAGTAGCTTTAATACTATCATCACGATCAGTTGTTGCACCTGTCCATACACTTGTATTTGTAATATCTGTATGATAGTAGAATCCTGTTTCTACAGGTCCTGCTGTATGTACCACACCAAGATATGTACCGTCAGTTCCTAAATCATCGTTTAATACTTTATGTGCTGTAAACATTACTTCTTTGGAATAGTTATACATAACACCAAAGTCAACACGATCATCTTTTGCTAATCCTGTATTTTTGTCGTCCCATACTTCAACGCCAAAGCCTACTGGAATTCCGTATCTACGTAATACTTGTGAACCTAAAGCAACACCTTGTTGATTTAAATTACTATCAGTAATATTATCTTTATGTCCAATTTGCATATATGATAGTTCTGCAAAGCCTGCTAAACTTACTGTACCACCTAGGTACACTGTGCTTGCTTCTGCATCATAGCCTACACTAAATCCATACGGTGTTTCACGTTGCAGTCTATGTTCATCAAAGTCAAATTCATTATTGTTGTTCCATCCGCCAAAAGTAAGTACGATCTTTTCGTTATGATCAATTCTACTATTAGCTTCTGTAATAATAAGTGGTAAACCAATTTTAGCTGTCTTAGCAAATCCTAATCTTTGTGCATCTGTTTCGCCTACATAAAGTCTAGTATTTCCTAAACCAACACCAATTTGTTTTTCAACAATAGTATTGTTTAATGTTGTGTCTAATGAATATTGAGAATCAAATCTAGTACTTGCTCCTGCCCAATCAATAGGACCGTCTAGTTCAGATTGTAGTCCTACAAACACTTCTGCTCGTGTATCAAAATCTGAATCGTAAGTATCTGGGTCGTAAAATACTTCAATGTTTCCGTTAACAAACATTCCTGTTGGTAACGTTGGTGCTGACTTTTCTAAATCAGTAACTCTTTCTTCAAGAGTCTTTGTGTCTGCAAATGCTTGAAATGATATCAAAGCGAAAAGAGCAGACAGAATAACTATAGTCCGTTTCATTTTTATTTTCCTTTCGAAAATAGTTAGGGGTTATTGTAGCCGTATTTAGTAACTACAAAAAAAAGATCAAAAAAATAGGACCCGAAGGTCCTATTTCCCAGTTTATAAAAAACTTAACTTACTGGAAGCTAACTGCACTGTTAGTGATATCAACTTTCCCTAAGTAGTCAGCTGCGTTACCAAGAGACGATGCTGTGTTGTTTAACTCAACATATCCGTATCTTGTCATGAAGCTTACTGTAGGTTCGAATGTACCTGGATCAAGTACAACGCCTGAAGACATAAGTGGAATGTATGGGCAATAGAATGCTGCCGCATCTGATTCACTTGAGCCTTTATAACCGATTAGCACTGGGCTGTTATCGGCAGCATATGTGTTAACATATACTTTCATTGCGTTGTTCAATGTACCAACCATTTTAGTGTTAGTTGGTGCTTCGAAAGTACCTTCAGTTGTACGAGCGAACGCTGAAGTTGTTGCTGATTGTAGGATTGTTAACGCGAATGGCGAAACAACTGCCCAGTTACCAGCACCACGTCTTGTACGCTGTGCAATTAAGTTACTAACTCTGTTGATTTGAACTGCAAGTGCTGCATGTTCGTCGCCAACAAAAGTAGCTGTACCACTTACTGCTGATTGGTCATAAGTTTCAGCTGCTGAACCAGCAAGTGAACTTAAAGAAGCTAACACTTCTTGATCAATTTCAGCGGTAATTTCTTGTGCTAAAGCAGCCATAATTTCTGCTTCTACATCGATACCGTGTTGTGACTGAGCATCTTGAGCTGCTTCAAAAGTCCAACGAGCACTCAACTTACGAGTTTTCGCTTCAACTGTTTGTTTCAAGATTTGGATGCTTAGTCTGTTACCCGCCGCACCTTCTAAAGCTGCTGTTGAAGCTGCTTTATCTGTTGCTGCTGCGCCTGAATAACCTTCAGCGATTTTGAATGGGCTTAGAGCCTCATCGCCTGCTGCTGTGTCTGTTCCGTTGGTGCTGTTAAAAGCATCTGCGTAACGTACACGTAGTGTATGAATCTGACCCACTGGGCCTGTCATAGGCTGTACGCCTACTAATTCATTTGCAATTACTGTTGGCATGACACGTCTGATAACTGGTAGAATTACTCTGTTTAGAGTAGCTACATTACCTGAAGATGTAGCACCAGCTGTTGCAGCCTCACTCAAATACCTACGGGTATTTTCAAGTGTTGATTGCATAACAGCTTTCTTGTTGCCGCTAAGGCCTTCAAGAAGTGCAGTTTTTGTGTCTTGCCAGCGACTTTCTAATAGTTCTGACATTTTAGTTTCTCCTATATTTGTAATCCAGCTAGACGTTTGATATCAATTACATTGTTATCTGCGTCTGCCTTTGAACTAACGTTATGTTCTTGTCTGTTGCCTGTTATTTGTGTGCCTTCTGCTAAAACTGCCTTCTTCTTAGCTGGAGTGTTACCATCAATTACTGCTGGTAGATACTTGTTAAAAGCATTCTGAAGTTTATCAGTTTGAACGCTTTCCAGTAAGTCTGACATAATTTCTGTTTGATCTTTACCCAAAGGTGCAGTCAAGTCATTCATTATTTGTTTTCTTTTTGCTGATTCAATTAATGCCTTCTTTTCAACATTAACAGATTCTGCAATATTTTTTGCCTTTGCAGCTAACGACTTTGCCTCAACAATCTGCTTTTCTTTAGTAGCAATTACTTGCATAAGTTTCGCAGTTTCTGATTTTTCGTTTAGGTAGCTGTTTGCATATTCGCCAGCAAATGCTTCGAATAGTTTACGACCAAAGTCGTTTTTGCGAGCAACTTCAATATCTTCTTTCAGTTGTCCAATCTCTGAATTTAGAGTTTTGCCAACTGTTTCGGATACTAATGCTGCACTTTTTGCTACAAAGTTCTTGCGAACCTCGGCAAATTTGTCTTTAGCTTCACGTACAAGTTTAACCTTGGTTTCTGCTAAGTCTTTTTTGTCTTCGTAGAACTCTGCTATCTCTTTCGATAACGCTTCCACCACAAATTCTTCAAGCTGCGAAAATTTTCCTGCCATTGCTTTCTGATCTTCGTGTAGTTCGGTAACTTCTGTCTTTAAAGACTCCATTACAAAGTTTTTGAGTAGTTTAGCATTTTCACGTTGGGCAACAGCATATTTGGCTTTCGCCTCAGCTAGTTGCTTACGATCTTCTGCAAACTCTTCAAGTTCTGAACTAAGACGCTCTTCTAATAGCTTGTCAATTGACTCGACCATAGTTGATTTATCATGTTCATACTTTTTAGCAAACTCTTCACGCAGTTCAGCAGTGGCAGAGATACGATTTTCTTTAATCTTACTTTCCCATGCTTCTTCAATCTCGCGGCGGACGTCTTCTGAAACAACATCGTTTTCGAATAGTGTTTTTAGTGCATCCAACATTTTATTGTCTCCTGTTATTGGAGTCGACTGATTATGTTAATCAGCGATTCTTTTAAATATTTTTGTGCCTTTGGGTCTTCTTTAGTTGCCTGTGCCATTTGATATGCCTTCATTCCACCGCGAGCATTCATTAAATGTTCGTAGATTGGTGTCGGGTACGCACCAGGGGCGCTTGGCTGTGCCACAACGTCCACGGTGATTATTTCAAAGTCGGCAACGTTTCCGCTGCCGTCTACTTCACCAGAGCCCCTAGAGGAGACACCTAATTTAACTCCGCTTTGCAGCATTGTTTCAACTAACTGTCCCATAGGGGTTGGCAGAATTTTTAACTTACCATATCCGTTAGCATCATCCATCCAAGTTTCGGATATCATATGACTAACACGATCTAAGTTAATATTAAGTCCTTCAGGATGATCAACTTCTCCGAGAACACTATATCCTCCTTGTATTTGATCATTGAGAGTTTTGACAGCCCTGCCAATTTCATCTACAGGATATACACGCTGATTTGCATTGCGTATCCCTCCTTGAATGATAATTCCCTTCATATAAAGGTCCTTACCTTCGTTAGCAGACTCGACAACAATCTTTGCCTGGTCGAATGTCAAGTTCTCTCGTAAGTTTCTCATTACCTAATTTCCTTAATTAAGAACCGATAGTCGACTTTTTGTTTTGTCCATTGTCGCCTGCGGCTTTTTTCTCTGCACCATGTCCTGGAGCAGGTTTATTAGCTTTCGAAGCTTTTCCGCCTGGTACGTTTACGTTTCCTGCGTTATCTTCTTTTTCACTCATGTCACCTAATCCATCATGAGCACCGGCTTCGTTGTCTTTACCTTGTGTCATGTTAGATGCTGTTCCACCCATGTCGTTTTTGCCTGCAACTGGTGATTTTGTATTGTCGCCGTTGTCGCCCATGTTACCATATGCATGGTACTGGTCGCCACCGATTTTTTCTACATATTCACGCATTTGCTCTGTTGGTGATTTAGAAACTTTGTTTGTTGTTTCTTCGACTTCTTCGTCAGCTTCAAAAGCCATTGCTTCTTCTTCGCCTTCTTCATCGTCGTCTGCATCCATATCCATTTCTGGCTCTTCTGCATCGTCGTCGCCGTTACCCATCATAGCTGCAAACTCATCTTTTAATGCGTCTAATGCTGCTTCTAGGTCGTCAAGTGCAGCTTCTGCTCCACCTTCGTCGCCGCCGTCTGCATCCATGTCGTCGCCTTCTTCGTCACCGGCCATAGCTGCTAGATCACCCATCATATTATCTGTTGTATCTGCTTCTACTTCTGGCTGCATGTCC